AAGGGGTCTGAACAATGACACAACCCACAAATAGCGCCGTTCATGTAGACGCGGCTCTGACCAACATCTCGGTCGCGTTCCTGCAGAGTGCGGACAAGTTCGTTGCGGGACGAGTGTTCCCGAACGTTCCGGTCAGCAAGCAGTCGGATCGCTACTTCGTCTTTGATCGCGGTGACTTCAACCGTGACGAAGCCGCAGTTCGTGCGCCGGGTACTGAATCCGCTGGTGGCGGCTTCGATCTGGACAACACGCCGACCTACTTCGCGAACGTGCATGCGTTCCACCACGACGTGCCTGATCAGGTTCGTGCAAACGCAGACCCAGCTGTGGACGTTGAGCGTTCCGCTGCTGAGTATGTGATGCACAAGATGCTGATCAAGCGCGAGAAGACATGGGCAACCAACTTCTTCACCACTGGCAAGTGGACCAACGAAGAGGCGGGTGTTGCATCTTCGCCGGGTTCGAACGAAGTGATCCAATGGTCCGACACCACGTCGGGTGACCCCATCGGCAACATGCGTTCGGCGATCACATCGGTCGAAGAGTCCACTGGCTTCACCCCGAACACACTGGTCATGACAAAGGGTGTTCTGGATGCGCTGGTTGACCACCCAGACATCGTTGACCGCGTCAAGTACGCGACATCGACAACCTCCAACCCTGCAATGGTCAACGAGAGCACTCTCGCGGCCCTGTTCGGTCTGGAGCGTGTACTGGTGATGCGTGGTATCGAAAACACTGCTGCTCAAGGCGCAGCCAACGTCCACAGCTTCATCGGTGGTAAGAACGCACTGCTGACCTACGCAGCGCCTTCGCCGTCGCTGATGACGCCGACAGGTGGTTACACCTTCTCGTGGACTGGCTTCATGGGACAGACCAACGGCAACGGCATCGCAACCAAGCGCTTCTACATGGATCACTTGGAAAGCACTCGTGTTGAGGCTCAAATGGCCTTCGACATGAAGCTGGTGTCTGCTGATCTCGGCTACTTCTTCAAAGACATCATCGCGTAAATCGCGATAGTTTTGAGGGACAGTGAAGGGCGGCTAGTCAGCCGCCCTTTTCTTTTGTATTATGGCGCGAAAGGAGAACAGTATGGCCCGAATTATTGAACGTACTTTCAGCGCAGCGAAACCCGTCTTCGCTCGTAAAAACTTCATCGCAAACGGTCGTCGGTTTGCGCCAGGTGATCTTCTGCCTTGGCGCAAGATGGCTGTCGCAGAACGTCGCGTGAAGCAGATGTTCGAAGGTGGTCTGCTGACACACGAGATGACAAGTAGCGTCGATTTCGAAGAAGCATTTGCTTTGAAGCCTGAGCCGAAGGTCGAGACGATTGCCGAAGAGCCCGAGGTCAAAGACGATCTGGATCAGATCGACAGCATGAAAGAATTGCGGAAGATTGCCGATGACATTGGCGCACCGTACAAACTCAGCAAGGCGGAACAGCGTCAGGCTATCCGTGACCATCAACCAAAGGAGAAAGACTGATGGCTGTAACTATCTCGCTGTATAACCATACGGCAAAACTTTTCGCTGAAGGCTCGAACGCCGCAGCGGACACATACAAGCTGAAGCTCTATTCAGCTGCAACCTTTGATGCCACAGATACCACACTTGCTGGCGTTACTGGCACAGAGACCACCACCGCAACGGGTTACACCGCTGGGGGCCAGGCTCTCGCCAATGTGGCTGTTACGACAACGACAACGAACGATGCCAAGTTCGATGCTGATGACGTGACATGGACAGCTTCTGGTGGTTCGATTGATGCTGCCTATGGCATCATCTACAATGATACCGATGCAAACGATCCCCCCATCGCGTTCATCGACTTTGACGGCACTCAGTCCGCTGGTGATGGGACCGACTTCAAGGTCGTCTGGAACGCAAACGGCATCTTTACCTTCACGGTGGCATAACAATGGTTAAACTCGTCAACCGCGCAAAAATGACTACAGCCACGACTGGCACGGGTACTATCACACTCGGGTCAGCGGTTGACGGTTTCCAAAGTTTTACGGGTGCCGGTGTAGGAAACGGCGAAGTTGTTTCCTACACCATTGAGGACGGTAGTAACTGGGAGATCGGAACAGGCACTTACACGACGTCTGGAACGACTCTTACGCGGACGGTAGTTGAAAGCTCTAATGCCGATGCAGCTATCAGTTTGAGTGGTGACGCCATTGTCTATGTTACTGCGACTTCTGCGGACATTCAGCAACCCCCTTCTGAGGGCGCTTTCGTTGATGGGGACAAAACCAAGCTGGACGGCATTGAGACGGGCGCTGACGTAACCGACACAGTCAATGTCACAGCTGCTGGTGCTTTGATGGACAGCGAGGTGACAAACCTTGCGGCAGTCAAAGCCTTCGACCCAACAGATTACGCGACAGCAGCGCAGGGCTCTCTCGCCGATACCGCAACACAACCTGGCGACAACATTTCAACGCTGACCAATGACGCTGGCTATACGACAAACGTAGGGGACATCACTGGTGTAACTGCCGGAACGGGCTTGTCTGGTGGCGGTACGTCGGGGTCAGTCACTCTCAATCTCGACCTCGGAGAGCTTACTGATGCTACCGCTGCGATGGTAGGTACAGATCAGTTCATCATCATCGACGGCACGACGGACAGCCGCAAAGCAGCTAATGAGATCGGGCTGTCGATCTTCAACAATGACGCTGGATATACTTCTTATTCAGATTCAAGTGTAGACGCTCACTTGAACACCGGAACAGCCACTACAGACCAAGTTCTTTCTTGGACTGGGGCTGACTATGACTGGGTGACTGTCAGCGGCGGCGCGAGTTCGATTGATGGTTTGTCTGATGCTGTTGCGGGTACTACTACTGTTGGTATCGGCTCTGGGGCTTTAGCTTCTGCCAGCGCCACTAACAACAATACGGCAGTTGGTATTGACGCTGGTAAGGACGTAACCTCCGGCAGTTCGAATGTTTTTCTTGGAACTAAGGCGGGAGAAAACACCACAACTGGCATAGGTAATTTGGCCGTTGGTCATTTGTCGTTTTTGAACGGCAATGGGAATTACAATGTCTCCCTCGGTCTGCAAGCTATGGGCTTAGGCGATTTGTTTGCGGGTCAGTACAATATCGCCATTGGGTATCAATCCGGCTATGACTTAACGTCCGGCGACGACAACACACTAATAGGCAGAACTGCCGGGGCCAACATAACCACGGGTTCCGATAACATCGCTATTGGTCCAAACGCTATGGGCATAGGTGTCACAACCGGAGGCGATAACGTTTCTATTGGGGCTTCTGCGGGTGAGGATCTCACTTCCGGGACACGCAACGTGTTTGTAGGTGTTGATGTCGGTAGGCAAGCCACAACAGGGAGCTATAATGTTGGTGTCGGGTCTCAGGCTTTAGGGACGCGGCCGCTGACTGGAGAATCGAACGTGGCTGTTGGGTATCAGGCTGGGTATGATCTGCAGACTGGGGCCAATAATGTCTGTGTGGGAAGGCTGGCGCTATCCAATAGTACTTCTGGCACGTACAACGTCGCCATAGGGACGCAAGCGATGTATCTGGGGGTCGCTTCTTCAGCTCCTGGTTACAACGTTTGTGTAGGTGTTCAAGCGGGTGCGGATGTAAGCTCTGGTACGTATAACGTGTTTTTAGGGTCGTTTGCCGGAGCAGATACAACTAGTGGCACTAATAACATTGCTATGGGCGATAACGCTTTACGTTATGCAACAACAGGCGGGAGAAATATCGCTATCGGCCAGGGTGCTATGGGCCTTGGTGTTGCCACCACTACGTTTGGTAGTAATGTCGCCATTGGCTACCGAGCCGGTTATGATATTACTACTGGTGACAACAACGCTCTCTTGGGGACAAATGCCGGGGTAAGCATAACTTCTGGGACGGGAAATGTACTTTTTGGTGACGGGGCTGGTGCGACTGTAACCACAGGCTCTAGGAATGTTTTTATCGGTGAGAACGCCGGTGGCGAAGAGGCCACAACGACAACAAGCAGCGTTATTGTTGGTGCTAGTGCCGGATCCGAAGCAACAGGAGATAACATAATCCTTTTGGGGTCTGGGGCTGACCCATCCGTAGATACGGCTACAAACGAGATTACCCTTGGGAACAATTTTATTAGTCGCTTCCGTATTCCCGGTTGTGGTATTGACAATACTTCTGCCGCCCTCTCAGGCACTACCCCTTCGGTAGACGTAGGTGACCGAGACACATACACGCTGACGACCTCGGGCAACACGACCTTCACCTTCACAGGTGCTCCGTCTTCAGGTCAGGTCGGCACGTTCAGCCTCATCATCACTGCTGGTGGCACCCATACTCTTACTTGGCCTGCTTCTGTTGATTGGGCTGGTGGCACGGCCCCTGATGCCCCTGCAAGCGGTGAAAAGGACATCTACACGTTTATGACAGTGGATGGTGGCACTACTTGGTATGGGTTCCTCGCTGGGGATGCTATGGCATGATAACTTCTGCACTGAAATTGATGATGGGAAGTTCAGTGGCAACCCCTCCAAAGCCGCTTGCGTATGTAGGAGCTATTGTCAAGGAAGGCTACACCGCAAATAACTGGTCTCTTAATGTGATGAGCATTGCGTCACCGGGGGATCTAGTTGTGATTGCATTCACCCTTGATACTTACCCTGACTCTTCGTGGTCGTGGAGCGGCATGGATATCACAGCAGTAGAAAACCGAACCGGAAGCTCAAATCCTGGCAGTTATGTGGGATATAAGTTTGTAGAGGCAGGGGATTCTAACCCTGAGCCAGTTGGTGTAGGAAATGGAAATTGGAGGCCGTTGAATGTCGTCGCTGCTGTTTTTGAAGGTGTTACTGGTTATGTGAGCGCCGCTTCAGCGGGCAGCTCGTGGTCTGGAACCCCAAACCCACCATCCTTAACTGCTAATGGCGATTTATGGGTTTGCACAGGGCATCTAGAAGATGACATAAGGGAGCTAGACGTTGCCCCCTCTGGGTATACCCTCGCCGGAAGTGCGTTTTACAACAACCCAGCAGGTCCGGCCATCGCCACAACGGGTATAGCGTACAAGATTAGCACTTTAACCTCTGACGACCCCGGTAATTGGGGTAGTTCGCAGGGAACGCTTAATGACTCTTGGCGGGCAACCACAATGGCCTTCACTGGAAACGTAGAGTAATAAGGAAACTATCAAATGTACATAAAACTAACAAACGGCCAGCCCGAGATTTATTCAATCGGGCGACTACGCCGTGATAACCCACAAACTTCTTTCCCTAAACACCCTACAGATGCACTTCTGGCAAGCTATGACGTGTATCCATACGCTCGACCTGACCGCCCTGACTACGATCCACTAACGACAAACATCGTTGATGGTGGTTTTGAGCAAGATACTGGCGGCAACTGGGTTCTGCCTTGGGTAGTGGAAAACAAGCCGCAAGCTGACGCAGAGCATAACATCCGCTCCCGTCGTGATGGCCTGCTGCAAGACACCGACTGGATCGTGATTAAGTCCTACGAGCGTGGCGAGAACATCCCCGCTGAATGGGAAGTGTATCGTCAGGCCCTTCGTGATATAACTGACCAAGCCGGTTTCCCTTACGAAGTCAATTGGCCCGCTAAACCAACCTAGCTTTGAGGAACAAACATGACTCAAGAACAGACCCCCGAAGAGATCGCACAGCACTACAATGCTTGCCTTGATAGTGTTTGGATAATCAACCGCGCGATTGCTAATCCGGCACAATATACAAGCGACCCGACCGTGATAGAAAGAAATGTTAAGCACCTTGAGACAATGCGTCTGCAGACCTATTGGACCACAGAAGACATGACTCCGATTGACGATGCCATCGCAGCTGGTCTGGCAGCGATGGAAGTCTAAGCAATGCTTGGCTTCTCTCCCCTAGCTTCTGCACCTTTAGCAGACGAGGGTCTGGGTAACCCGGTTGTAATAGAGGCACCCACCGCCTCTATTACTTTATCTGCGGCTGTCCCGAGAGTTGCCATAAGCGCGACGGTATTCGTTCCCGCTGCGGACAACATTGGTGTCGCGCCGCTCGCACCGGCGATCAACACAGGTGTGACAGTCGCGGCCCCCGCTGCGGACACAACGGTCAACGCACTCGCACCGGCGATCAACACGGGTGTGACAGTTGCGGTCCCCGCCGCGGACACAACGGTCAACGCACTCGCACCTCAAGTTCAGACTGGCGTCTCAATCGTCCCCGCTGCGGACAACATTGGTGTCGCGCCGCTCGCACCGGCGATCAACACGGGTGTGACAGTTGCGGTCCCCGCTGCGGACACAACGGTCAACGCACTCGCACCGGCGATCAACACGGGTGTGACAGTTGCGGTCCCCGCTGCGGACACAACGGTCAACGCACTCGCACCGGCGATCAACACGGGTGTGACAGTTGCGGCCCCCGCTGCGGACACATCGGTCAACGCTCTCGCTCCTGTGGTCAACACAGGTGTTACGATTGCGGCCCCAAGCATTGACACATCGCTCAATGCTCTCGCGCCTCAAGTTCAGACTGGTGTTTCTATTGTTCCGGCGGCGGACAACATTGGTGTTGCACCGCTCGCACCCGTGATCAACACGGGTGTCACAGCGTCGATCCCAAGCGGTGAGGTTTCAATCGACGCGATTGCACCTTCGATAAGTGGCGGTGCGTCCGTAGCAGTTCCGGCAAAGACCATTGCGTTGGCGACATTTGCACCTGTCATCAATACGGGTGTTGCGGTCGCAGTTCCGCTTCAAGACATATCGATTTCAGTTGAGGCTCCGGTAGTCAACACAGGGGTGTCAATTGCGCCTCCTGCAGCGAACATTACGCTGGTCGCAAACCAACCTGCGGTAAGCGCCGGGGCATCAGTTGCGGTTCCAACTGCAAACATCTCTGTTGGAGTATTTGGCCCGCTTATCAACACGGGCGCGTCGGTTGCACCACCTGCGGCAGACACAACCATTGAGTCGCTTCCACCTGTTCTCAACACGGGTGTCGCGGTTGTGGCCCCCGCTTTTGACACCTCGCTAAATGGTATCGCACCCCAAGTACAGACTGGCGTCTCTATTCTGCCAGCTGCGGACAATATTGGGATTGGCGGTCTCGCACCCTCTGTAAACACGGGTGTCTCAATTTCAACGCCTGTCAGCAACGTAGAGGTCGCTGCGAACGCGCCGACAGTGAGCACGGGCGTTCGTCTTCTGCCAAATGCAGCGGACACAAGCATCACCGCCTTGGCCCCGTCGGTCAGTATCGGCATTGGCATTAGGATACCCGCGCAAAACGTCTCTCTCGGTGTTCTGGAGCCTCTTGTAGCTGCTGGGGCGTCTGTCTTTGCGCCGAACGCTGAGATTACATTCATTGCAATCTCACCTTCCGTCAGTGGTGGTGGTTCAGTTGCACCGCCAGCTGCAAACATCTCGTTTGGCGTTTTTGCCCCCGTCGCAAGTACAGGTGTGTCTGTCACTCCACCCGCGACAGACGTATCCGTCAATACCTCTGCGCCGATCATCAACACGGGTGTCACGGTTGCGACTCCAAGCGTGGAGACCTCAATCAGCGTCCTCGCACCTCAAGTTCAGACCGGGGTGTCTATTGTCCCAGCTGCGGACAATATCGGGGTTGGCGCTCTCGCCCCCGCGATCAACACGGGTGTCACGGCCACTGTTCCGACAAAAGATCTGGGTGTAGAAGCTCTCGTTCCGGCGGTCAGCGGCGGCGCATCGGTCGCGTCTCCGGCGGCGGAAGTTTCTATCAGTTCTTTCGCACCAGCGGTCAACACGGGAGTTTCAGTTCAGGCCCCAACCGCTGACACCTCCGTTGTCGCACTCGCGCCCGTTATCAACACTGGTGTTTCGGTTGCATCGCCGACCGCTGACATCGCAGTTGGATCACTGGCACCTCAAGTTCAGACTGGCGTCTCAATCGTCCCCGCCGCGGACAACATCGGTGTCGGTGTCCTCGCTCCTGTCGTCAATACCGGGGTTTCGGTCGCAGTTCCAGCGAGCAACGTCAGCCTTGCGGCGGTCGCGCCGACCATAAACACTGGTGTTTCGATTGCGGCACCAGCCGCGAATATCAACATCGCACCTTTGGTGCCGTTGGCCAGTGGCGGTGCGTCGGTCGCAGTCCCTGCTCAGGACGTCTCTGTAGACGCACTAAGTCCGGTAATAAACACGGGTGTCGCGGCTGCTATCCCCGCCGCCAATGTCTCGATAAACGCCCTTGCGCCGCAAGTTCAAACCGGGGTGGCGATCCTCCCTGCCGCCGACAACATCGGAGTTGCTGGCGTAGCACCAAGCGTAAACACTGGTGTCTCGGTCGCAGTTCCCGCCAAAGAAACCACTATTGAGGGTGTTGTTCCCGGCGTGGGAACGGGCGTTCGACTGCTATCGCCTGCGGTGGACGTCGCCGTTTCTGCACCTACACCTGAGGTCAACACGGGTGTGGCGGTCGGAGTTCCGACAAAAGGCGTCGCCATCACCGCGAACAGCCCTGCGGTAAACACAGGTGCGTCGTCGCGCATCCCGGTGAATGTTGTCTCTATCGACACCTTCGCACCGACTGTTTCGACCGGCGTTGCAGCAAACGTACCCACTCAGGCGATATCGGTTCTCGCCTACGCACCTGTAGCAAACACTGGTGTGTCCGTTGCTGTCGGTGCGACAGACATACAAGTTATTGGTTTCGCCCCCTATCTCCGAGACCCTGGGGTTCGCAGAGAAGAGTTACCAGTTGATTCCACAAACGGTGGAAACTTGAGTGATACAGCCAATGGGGGTACTATCGTTGTGACCTCGACTGGCGGGACAATCGTAAGGGCGGCGTAATGGCGACTTTCAACATCAAGCAGAACGACACCAGCCCTGCAATCCTTTACGCGCTGACACCTACGGATGTTGTGCTTACTGGTTCTACAGTTGTGTTTCGGTATCGATCAATCGGAACTGAGACTTGGACCTCCAAATCTGCAGTCATCGTAACCGAGGACACAACCCCGACTGTTCGATACGACTGGGAAGCCGCTGACACGGCAACGCCGGGTTTCTTGGAGGCTGAGTTCGTTGTCACTTATAGCGACAACACTGTT